GCAATAAAAGCCGCTGAACAACTCGCCACACTCGAAACCAATTGCGCCAAACGAAGCTGATTTGCATTTGATTGCCGCGACTCCTGAGTTGTTGGAAGCGTTAGAACTTTTTGTTAACTGGAAAAGAACTGGCGCCCCAGCGATTGATCACGTGATGGATACCGCAAAAATGGCTATTGCCAAAGCAAAAGGAGAATTAGGAAATGCCCAAGAAACTTGACCCACCCGAACCAACAACCGAACTTGCCACAATCGAAACACCCACCGCAATCGAACTATCCTCACAACGTTTTGTCACTCCGTCCGTCCTTGATATGTTTGACCGTATCGCCCCCATGATGGCACGCAGTCGCATGATGGGCGTGCTGCAGCCTGAGCAAGCATACGCGATTATGTTGAAGGGTTTTGAAATTGGCCTGTCAATTACTGCCAGTTTTGAGTTTGTCCAGTCGGTTGCAGGAAAATCTCCGCAATTATCACCACGCGGCGCAATGGCTTTATTGCACAGTAGCCCGCTCATGGAGCCAGTCATCATCAAACGTCTGACAGATGACAAAGGCACGTTTATCGGCTACGAATGCACGATGACTCGCAAGACTGGATTCACTCATACGTCACGCTTTACTCTGGCCGACGCAGCAACTGCCGGGCTGATTAAGGACGGCGGGGGATGGGTAACGTATCCTGAAAATATGTGCATGTGGCGTGCAATCGGATTTTGCGCCGATGTAGTTGCTCCCGACATTACAGCAGGCATGACCGCAATCTTGAAAATGCCTGAGGCGTTTGGTATGGCAATCGGCAACAGTGGCGAGATTATTGACGTGCGCTCCACGCCGGTGCAATCGGGTCCAACACTTAATGACCTGCTTGCCAAATACGAACCAGCCGCAATCATGGCGGCAAACGATGGACGCATCCCACAGACCGCAGAGGAAATCAGCGCGGTGATGAACAAACTTAGTGAGGTGAACTAATGGAAACAATCGACCAATTAAACACACTTTTGGATAATCTAAAAATTGTCCGTGAGCGCAATGAAGAAGCAAAAACAAAGCAAAGCGCAATGCTTGCTGATTTTCAAAAGCGCGATGACTGGGAGCAATTGAGTGTTATCCGCTCGTTTGCCAGTGCTGAAATTGAGCAACTCGAAAGTGAAATCCGCAATACGTCACTCGCACTTCATGAGTTATGCGCGGACATTCCAGAACGCGTGACCGTGAAAATGTTTACTGTCGTTGATGAGTACGACGAACAAAAAGCAAAGGAATGGTCGCTCTCGCACTTCACACCCGCTATCAAACTTGACACCAAGATTTTTGAAAAAGCTGTCAAGGATGGAAACATCCCCGCTGAATTGGCGACCACTCACAAGGAAGCCCGCGCGCAGATTGCGACAAAGTTGTAAATAGTTACTCAGTAGTGAATGTTACTGGCGCGGCAACATCGTTTTGTAACTCGCAGGTGGAAGCCGCCGGACAACCTGCCGCCAGTTTCAGAATACCCCCGACACAATTCACAGAAACCCGTTTTTACGGTGCTAACGCAGAGATGGTGATAGTGTCGGGGTCAAGCCGATGTAACTCAGTTGGTAGAGTACCCGCCCTGTAAGCGGGCTGTCACAGGTTCGAATCCTGTCATCGGCTCTATCTCAAAAAAAGGAGGCAAGTATGCCACAATGCAAAATTACCCAAGAGGGCAACGAACTCGTCCTGTCGTTTCCCTATAACGCGGCGATGGTCGCAGACCTGAAATCATCCCTGCCCGCATCATCCCGCAAATACGACCCAGACCGCAAGGCATGGCGCATCGAACCATCGAAGGCAGCGAAAATTCAGAACCTCTGCCACAAATACTACGGTGAGTTGCCATTTGTGCCTGACGTTGTCCAGGCTAAACCGATTATCAAGCAGACGATTATCAACGTGCGGTATATCGGGCAGACGAAGGACCGCGGCGGCGATGACCGAAGCGCGTACGGGTATGTGGGCAACGGATGGAATGCAATATTTACCGAAAGCGTTTTGCGTAGTTGGTTTGACGGCACCGAGGCAACACCCACAGACGCGCCAACGCTTTACAGTGTGCTTGGCGTGCAACGTGACGCAGACGATACAGCAATAAAATCAGGCTACCGCCGCATGGTTATGCAGTGGCATCCTGATAAATGCCATGAGCCGAACGCACAAGAGCAATTTATGGCAATCCAGAACGCGTACATAATACTGAGTACCAAACGCGCACGATATGACGCGGGGCTGGCACTGGAAGCAAGTATGACACGTGATACCAGTCAGGACGATTACCGCTTTACTGACGGCTACCGTTCCCCGCTCCGATGTGGATACATCCTCTGCGAGGGCGTGGAAATGCTCGGCGTGCTGAACGTCTCAAAAATCCTTGCGTGGGAAGATATACGCGACGGGCTGGGGCGAACACTTGTTGTGTCGTGGGGTAAGGGCGACGATAAATTTACGGAGGAATGGGTATGAGTGCGTTTCAGGAAATCAAAAGCAAGAATTATGAAGAACGAACAGAACTCGAAAATGCAATTATTTGTGCGTGGGCTACGTCATACAGCCAAACAGCAATAAAAGCCGCTGAACAACTCGCCACACTCGAAACCAATTGCGCCAACGCCATTCAAGCCAATATCGAAGTAGCGCAGTTGAACGTGGCACTGCAAGAGAAAATCGAAGAATACACCGAAGTCTACAACCGCGTGATGGCTGAACAATGCGCACCTGACGAACAGCACTGCACATGTGTGCCCGCGCTACGGATGGAAATTACCACATTGCAGACAGTAATCAAGCAGGTTGAAGCCAATTACAACGCCCTGCAAATGCTCATGCCCTGCGGACATCTGGCGCGGTATGCAGTAAATGGGGAGGATGGTACTCAGTATTGCTGTATGTGCGATAGAAACGCACAAATGATTGTTCTCGAAAATGTTACCAATGTTCTGAATAAAACAGCCGATTGCATCATCTTACTCCGAGAAATTGACCAACGTGTAGAAGGGCTGTCTTTTGATTACTACGACGATAATTCGGTAAGCATGGGGGAACGGGTTGAGACAGCACTTAAAGAATTAGACAAGGAAAAACCATGAACACTCAAATCGTCGCAGGCTCTCTGTCCGCAATCTCCCGACAGTCAGGCAAATCACTTGCTGAAAGTTTCATCAGTGCTGATTGCATTGTTATTGTGGATACGTCTGGCAGTATGCACCAGAACGACAGCAAGGGCGGACAAAGCCGCTACTCAGTAGCATGTAACGAACTCAAGAACCTGCAAGCAACGCTCCCCGGGAAAATCGCCGTTCTTTCTTTCTCGTCAGATGTGATGTTTTGCCCCGCCGGTATCCCTCACGATTACGGCGCAATGACTGACCTTGCAAAGGCGTTGAACTTCGCAAAAATGGCAGACGTCCCAGACATGCGGTTTATTGTCATCAGCGACGGCGAACCAGACAGCCAAGACGATGCGCTTGAGGCAGCCCGAAAGTTTACGAACCGAATAGACACCATCTATGTAGGTCCAGACGGTGGCAGCGGATCCGCGTTCCTGAAACGCTTGGCAAAGGCAAGCGGCGGGAAGAACGTCACCAGCGCGCAGGTAAAAGAACTGGCAAAAGACATTCAAACAATGCTGTTGGGAGCGTGACCATGTACACATACGAATTTATTCCCGCGCTCAATTATTGGGGCGTGTCCCGTGATGGTGTATTGGTGCGGTTGCTTACCAGTGAGGTAGCCGCAAAAAGGTACTGCAACCAACGTAATGAGGCGCGATGACGCAACCAGACCCAAATCTAAGAGGCTTTTATGCCATTATATGACGATCTACTTACACAAAAAGCCTCACCAAACGACGCGCAGATTATTGCTAACGCATTTCCAAATGCTAAAAACCCAACGTTTATAGAAGATATGAATCGCCTCGCGTTTGTGTTGTCGATCTCGCGTGATGTAAATTTATCCCTCCCTACTGAGCAACCATGGCGGCGCATTTGGTCGGAAATGGTTGGCAAAACAGACATTGACGCCGCCTATGCCGAAGCCCTGTTGATTTATGAGCAAGATTTACGCGCTGCTATTCAGCGGGTGATGTCCTACCGAATTACATCATGTATCGCATCCAAAAATCTACAAAAAGCAAAAACCAAATGGGTGAAAAGTGACGAAGTAGAGGACTGGATCAGAGTATGCGGATACTCACTTCGCCTTAATGCGTGCCGCGGCATCGAAAACAATGGTATCAAAATATCAAACACTGATTACGCCGACATCCACACCGCAATGTGGGACGCGATCAAAGCCCCGAGACATTTAGTAGAGGATGCGATTATCTCACTGGCAGGGCATAATCTATTCCATCCAATCAGAGAATACCTTACAGGTCTCACATTTAACGGTGGCGATCCTATTGGCGATGTCGCAAAGCATTTCACCAGTGAATACGATATGTTCCCGTTTTTCCTCCGCAAGTGGCTAATTGGCGCATGTGCAAAAGCCATGAATGCAGAGCAAAACCGCATGTTGGTTTTGGACGGTGAAAAGGGAATTGGTAAATCTCATTTCGCTATGTGGCTTGGCTCTGCCATGCGCGAATATTTCATCGAAGAAGAAATCGACACCCATGATGAAGATATTAAGCGCAGGCTTGGCGAGTACTGGATTTGGGAAGTCAAAGAACTTGGATCATCCATGCGGAAAAGTGACTGGGAAGCAATGAAAGGTTTCCTTACCCAACGCACAATTACCATTCGTAAAAAATATGACCGCACAGATACCAGCATGCCCGCACTTGCCTCATTTATTGGCACGATCAATAATGACGAGGGCTTTATGCCGACCCAAGACCGCCGATATTACATCGAAAAGATATTTACCATCAATCACGGATACACAAAGATTGACGTAAATCAAGTTTGGGCGCAAGCAATGAGTCTGTATTTGTCTGGTGAAAGCTGGCAGCCGTCCACACCGCAAGAGCACAAGCGCATCGAGGAAATCAACGAAGATTACCGCATGGTCGATCCTGTTGAGGAAACTATCAAAAAGTATTTCAAAATTGATCCGAAGGAAAAAAACTGGTGGCTCTCTAGTATTGATATTCTCAACGTTATTAAAGACCCATCACGCGGCGATCTGCGATCAGGCTCTGAAATTGACACACGCAAATTAGCCAGGGCATTAACTAAACTCGGATTAGATAAACCAAAAATCCGCCGAAGTGGATCAGGCGCGCAGCGTGGCTATTATGGGATTGACTATATCGTATAGGAGAGATATGAAATACCTAAAGTTTTTCAATAGCGAAATCTATCACATCATACTGGATGATAAATCTCACACCCTTTGTGGGCTTTCAGACACATCATCTACTATGTACACCGACTACGCAGACACAAACTATCCGTTACCGCAAAAGACAGACACCCCGCCAACAGACGCAAAATTGTGCCCAAAGTGCCAAAATATACACTCTCAAAAGCCAGTGTAACAGATGTAACAGACAAAACGCCATTTTCAAAATTCTAAATAAAAATAAATTAATTAAATTATCTCTTTCAAAACAGTGTTTTATCTGTTACAGATTATACAGAGGGTAAGTTAACTATAGAAGAGAACAGGGGTCATTTATGCGGGAAATGTGAACAGATGATTTTTTTCATCTGTTACAGGACTAAACGTGTCCAAATAATTGGTCAAATCCTGAAAATCAGAGGCATACAGTGAACAAATATGAATATGCACAATTATTCGGTGCGCTCGGGATTGCGGTAATCCCCTTGCGGCATCGCGGTAAAGAGCCTGCCAGTCACATGATGGGCGGGTCTTGGGAACGCTACAAAGAGTTACTCCCTACTGAGTACGATGTGAAAAATTGGTTGTGGTCTGGCTGGCAAAATTACGGGGTGGTTGCTGGGCATAATCACCTGGCTGTTTTGGACTTTGATGACATGAGCGCATTCAACATCTGGAGCAGTTACTTTGAAACGAATGTGAAGCGATACAAAACAGTTGAGTTGATTGCGGATCCGTTCATGGTCAAGTCGGCTCGCGGTGTCCACGTGTACATTACTCTGCCGACAGATGGATACAACAACCAGAAGCGTCAGGGCGTGGATGTGAAAGTCCATGGCTACGTCGTCGGACCGGGCTGCACTCACCCGAGCGGCGCAATGTACGAGCCGATCAATCACACGTTTTACTTTCCGACAGTTTTTGATTTGTCTACAATCCTGCCGGATGAGTTGTTCCCAATGGTGGCCGCTCAAGAGATTGAGCCAACAGTACCGGAAATGTCGTTTGAGCCACAGCAGTTACCTACTGAGTACCAGTCCGACCCGTTTGAGGCGGCGAGCGGATACGCTACAGGATTGGATTTGATAACTAAAGTCAAACAGTCGATACAAATACAGAGTTGGTTTCCTGACCGTCATCAAACATCTGGGGATGGTCGTTGGTGGGCATGTAAGTGTATTTTCCATGATGACCAAAGCCCATCCGCGTGGATTGACACACGAAAACAATTATATGGCTGTCAATCTCAAAGTTGTATTGCCAGTCAAAGACCATTTGATGCAATCAACCTGTACAGCCGGATGAAGCATATCAGCGACGCCGACGCGGTTGTGGAGTTGGGGCGGCTGGTGGGGGTGGTGAGATGACCATCACCATCTACGACACCGGCACGACCTACGAGATTGACCTATCAGCAATTTATGACCCGTTTCCCGAAGTGGAAGCGGGCGAGGATGAAGCGCATGAGACCTAGCGGCATCTACATGCGGCATAGTTGGCGCGTCCTGCCCAGTGCGAGCGGTTACAGCGCGCTAATTGACGGACAGAACGCGGGGCGGCTCATGGCGGGGGATTTGGAAACAGCCATAATCGAAATAAAGCAAATAATCAAACAATCTGAAAAGGTGAAGAAATGAAAAAGCGTTTACTACTCAGTATCCTAATCCTCGCGGTGCTGTTGTCGGCGTGTGGTGGTCGAAAAGTTACCAATGCCATGATAAACGGCATGACATTGTACGGTATCTGGTACGAGCAAATGTACCCACTGGAAACAATCAACGTTGCTCGTGAGTGCGCAATTGTTCAATCTGGTGTGTATTACAGCAGTGAACAAAATTTATACATGGTTGTTTGTGTTATTCCCAGCGCGCCAAACTCATACGGCGTTGTGACGATGGATAACAACATTGTGCGCTCTACATTTGGGATAAATTCAAACCAAGGTAATATTGACGACATCATGAGGGGGCTGGGGTATACGCGATGAAAATTACACACTATCTAATAATTGCACTGCTTTTATCGGCATGTGACGCGATGAGCGTCTCCGCAGCGGGTGAAACGTTGTCAAACATGCGACCCGTTGCCACACAGAGCCTTGCTATAGCGACGATTACGCCCATCCCGATAGATTACGCATCCACGGCGCAAATTTCCCAAACTGAGGCTGTTTTGGCGCAAACGACAGCGCGAGAAATGGCACTACAACTGGACGCAGCCAATCGAATGATGGTCGATGCGACGGTAACGCATGAGGCGAACACGCTCATCATCGCCCAGTTTACGCAGACCGCGGCAATGATTGAGGCTGATTACGTCAGAGCGACGCAGACCGCACAACCGACAGCCGACGCACGTCACGCCACGCAACAGGCAATTACCATTTCTCAAATGACGATGGAGAGCAGCCAAATGACCGCAGTTAAAGAGGCTCCAACTCAATTGGTAGCAATGACGCAGGCAGAGACCGCGCGGCAGTACGGTTGGGTAATAACGTTTGTCCAGTTGTTTGCAATGTTTAGCCTGGGCATTTGCCTACTCAGTATCGCGGCATTTGCGTTTCGCAGTGTGCCGACTGTCCACGTTGATCCAGCGCCACCCGTGCCGACTGGCTTTACTTCAATTGCTCAGACAGCCAGTCCAATTGTGCTAAATGTTCGCACGGATAACGGTGGAGGATTTACTCATACAGAGCGCATGATCATACCATGTACGCCCGAGCAATTAACTAAATTAGTTAGCGGTGTGCTTAATGATGGACAATCATTAGCGTATGAGTTTTGGAATATGCGTGAGGATATAGACAAATCGGCACCGTTTACGCGTGATGAGTTTACCGCCGTCCGCAATTGGCTACTGAGTAATCGCCTTGCGCAATCGGTCGGACAGGGTAAACTAATGTTATCGGCAATTGGCGAAAGCCTTTTTATTGAGTGGCTGAATAATCAGGCGTTGCCTGAATCATATAAATTTGAAGAGGTAAAAGATGCCTAAAAGAACTTTACGCGGCAAACGTCATTTGAGGGCGCGAAGAATTGTAGCAGTCACGCGGTTGAATAAGCAAGTTTATAAGTTATCTCGTGCGTTCAAGATAATCGAACGTCGTATGCCTGAAATCGCAAGATCAATTATTGAATTGTTTAATGCGGCATACAATGCGGTTGCTGAAATTAACCGTCAAGCAGAGGTGAAATGAAACAAAACAAAGGAACTGATTATAGCAAGTTAATCATTTGGTCGGCGGCATTGGTCGGCATGATCCGATACGCCGCCGCGTTTCTCTCGTCTGACTTGGGCATGATTACGGGTCCGCTTTCCGAAGTGGTAACTTTTCTGCTTGGCGTTTCGGGTTTTGCCATGGGCGTACTTGGGACACTCGGCACCACCTACATATTTGATGGTTGGCGTCAAAAAATGCCGGCAACTGGCGCAAAGTGGAACAATAAGTTTATTGCGCTGACGGCTTTTGTGCTGGCGGCGTTTATCGTAGAGGTGTTGATTCTCGTACCGTTCACAATGAGCCGCGTTTTGCATATCTCGGTTGCCGACGTGCTGCATGGTGGCGTCTGGTGGTGGTCTACTGCCGTGGTCATCATGCCACTGTTGCTGATTGGTGGTGTATCGCTCGGTAATCAGATCGTCATGGTGGAAAATAGCGGACAAATGACCGGTCAAAATTCGGTCAAAAATGGACAAAATTCGGACACTAATACGACCGCTCAAACGACTAAAAAACGCCGTAATGAACTTACTCAAACCGACCTTGTTGCAATCGCACGTATGTCAAGCGCTCAAATTCGTGATCAATATGGCTGTGATGAGCGTACCGCCCGCCGTTGGCGTAAAGACGCACAAGAGATTACCCCTCCCCCGTTCCCGTAATTCGCCAGTGAGGAAATCACACGCATGATAAAAAACACCCGTAAATTTCATGATTTAGCACATGCTCCATTGAGTGGGGGAGGGCGATGATTGACCCATGGGCACTACCGCCAGAAATGATCGCCGATCAAATCAACAAACTGACGCCCAGGCAGTTAGAAATCACAGGGCACATTGCAAGTGGGATGTCTGACAAGCAGGTCAGTCACCTACTGAGTATCAGCCCGCGCACGGTACGTCATCGTTTGATAGATGCCCGCCGGCGTATTGGAGTTGATAATCGCATTCAGCTTGTTGTTGTGTTTGTTGCGTGGAAATATTCGCTATTGACACAGTTTGAAAAATCAGTATAATAATTACATCTCATGGAAATAAAGCGGAATTGTTTTTTAATCGAATACTCGATTGCAAACCACCGCTAATCAGCACCCCGCTTGTTTCCGTGAGAAGTACAAGTTTGCTGGTTGGCGGTGTTTTGCGTTCATGGTTAAAAATGTCAACTTTACAACCGTGCAGATTTAGACATGTAAAAGTGTACACTCCACTCAAACAATAGTTCGGCGGCATCTTGCTAACCGAAATAAAGGTAAAAAATGGATTATCTAAATGTTGTTGTGCGCGATAAGAAAACTAATAAGGTGATTATCGAGCATCCATGCCCAGCGCGGCGCGGAAAAATTACGTTATTTGCAAACTTACCAGCCGCCGAACAAAGCGTGCAGTTGACCGCCTTGCGGCGTGGGCTGGCGTTGGCACTTTTATTCAATGTTGTCTTGCTGGCGGTTGTTCTTGCAACCATCGGCGGCAACTAACGCAAACCGTTCGGTGGCACGTATAAAAAGGAGTTAATATGTTGATATCAAAAGAGATTGCAAAAACTTGTACTGAGGCGTTTGAAATAGGTCTGTACGCTGAAATGGAAATGACACAAATTGAACTTATGAAAAAAATAAATTGGATTCGTGGGCGTTACAAGAAAATGTTTTGGGAGGCGTATAAATGCGGAGTTTGGACACGCGAACAAAAAGCCGTCGAACACAGCTTGCACCCGACTCCTGAAAGCGGGCGCGTCTTGCCCGCCGAGGTTGTGAAATCCGAAAACGCCTTGCCTGCCGAGAGCGGGTAACGCAAACCGTTAGGTGGCTTCCATGTCAAATGGTCTTACTCTCGAAAAACTGCAAGAAGCAATTGATTTAGTTTATCCACCTTTGTATTATGGCTTGGATAAACATATTGAGCGCGGTGTGCTTTATCTCTGCAAGGAGACTGATTTCAATCCTGAATATATCGTTCTCCATCCAGATGATTTTGAAACCGTGAAAAGCAAAATTACCGCAAGACGGTTGGTGCATATCAAGGACGAGCCGAAAGAAAAAGTTATTGAAAGAATATTGCGCCACCTAACACCGCTTGCACCCGACGCTGGGGATTCTGCCGCTTCGAGTGGCATTGTCAACGCCTCAGCCGAATCCACATCTCAAACCGATCCCGCGCCCACCCAGCGCGGGTAAAGCAAACCGTTAGGTGGCTGTCTTGCATAATCAGCGTGTCCGTCAGTTTGGCGAAGTGTTCACCGCAGAACGAGAAGTCAGCGCAATGCTTGACCTCGTGCAAAGTGAAATAGAAAGAATTGAATCGCTGTTCCTTGAACCTGCCTGCGGTACTGGTAATTTTTTAGCCGAAATACTAAAGCGAAAATTGAAATTTACCAGATGCGAAAATGATGTTCTTGCAGTTGTCCGCTCTTTATACGGTATAGAACTTTTACAAGATAATGTTCAAATATGCCGCGCTCGCCTTTTGGCAATCGTCAAAAATTACATCAGCGATGAGCAATTGAGGCAGGCAGAAAACATCATTCAAAAAAATATCGTTTGTGGAAATGCGCTTGATGGGCAAACGATATTTTTCAGCGATTGGAATACTGGCGAGGTTCACAGTTTATCGGAGTTGATGAATGAAAGTTCAAATTGACGTTGATGAGTTTATGCGGTTGCGCGATGTTGAAAAGCGCAGCTATAAATTTATTGCGGATTGGTTCGGCGTACGATTTGACCAATTGCATTATTGGCGGCGGTTAACTAAAACAAAAAGTATTTTGAAATCCGCGCCGCGCAAGTCTTTTATTCAGAGCCGCTGGAAGAAAAAGACGAAAATAAGAAAAGTGGAAGAGGCATATAACGGTGAAATCTCTGAGATTTTGGCAACTCTTCGGCAGACAAAAACATACAGAGAAATTAGCCAAGAAACTGGTTTGAGTAATAGAGAAATATACAGGCTTCTTCCGCCTTACTGCAAGCAAAGTCTTATCAAAATAATTTCACCCGAAGCAAAACAAAAAAAAGCGAATGGAGGCACTCGCGGAAGGAAAACACAAAAAGAAAAAAAGATAGGCTTTTATAAGAGTTTTAGTTTTGGAAAACAGCACGCCCCCTAACAAAGCGTGAACCCGACGTGTGCAACGTCACGGTTGGCGTAGGTATTGGTGAATAAATTGTGGTCTTGCGTTCTCGCACACGCGGGTTACGCAAACCGTTGGGCGGCTCTCGCCCGAAAGGAAGTCATGGAAGAAAAAGAAGAAATTTTGTTGAGTAAAAATCCGCCATCAAATATTCAGGTAGGCGATGTTCTGCGCGTTGTCAGTATTCGCGGCACGTATGTTCGTTTTGCTACCGTTGAAGCCGCCCAACAAAGCGTGCACCCGACCGCCTTTGGCGTCTGCCCTCACGGTGTAAATTTAGGCAATCAAGCCTGCTCTGCATGTGAGCCTGAAAAATTCGGCGTCGGGTAACGCAAACCGTTAGCCCGCTTCCTTGCGTTTGAAAGGTGTCTGATGGAAAAAGATAAATATTACTCAATTGGTTACTTCGCAGTTGGAAAGCCGAAAGATAAATCTTACTTTGTAAATGTGTTCAATTCTTTCGCCGACGCGGATTATTTCATCCGAAACATGCGAAGGTCAGTAAAAAATTTTCACTACTTTGTTGAGGCTTGTGAAGTAAAAGTATGTGCAAAGTGTGAAGGTCATGGCGTTACCAGAGTTTTGGATTATGAACCTAAAATAGATGAGCATGAAATTGAAGTTTGCTCAAACTGTCACGGTCATGGAGTTATAAAAGCATGAACCAACAAGAAATTTTGAATATGCCAGCAGGAAGGAAAATGAATCAACTTGTTTGGTGGAAAGTATTTGACATGTTCCCAACTCCCCCGAACAATGATATGAACTTTCTGCCTGATTACAGTGGAGACTTGAATGTAGTATGGTCGGTAATTGGGAAAATGAAAGCATTGGGTTTTGAAGCATGGATAATGAATGAGCAAAAATATAAAGATTATCCTGGTCAAGACAACGCCTGTAAATTTTATGGAAATGGGAAAGTATATTTTAGTCTTGGCGAAACAGCGCCTTTGGCAATATGCCGAGCCGCCTTGCTTGCCATCAAGGAGAGTTCAGGAAATGAGTGAAAAACGTCCGTACAGTAATCAGGTAAATCATTATTGCCAGAAATGCAAACGCTATACCCTGCACATACGCGGCAGAAAATACTACTCATGCCTTACGTGTTGCACGAAAGAAGAGCGCGGTCTAACACAGCCTGCACCCGACGCCGCGCCACAGTCGCATTTTTTGGACAGGTTACAGGCGCGGCAAACCGCTAACGCAAACCGTTAGCCCGCCATTGAAAGGATAGGTATTATGCTAAAGTTTGGTAAAAAAAGTATTTCTCTTTCCGCTGATGATAAATTGGTGTCTAGGACAGAAGATTTAGACATGCTTTCTGATGTCCAAATAGAAATTAGTGGTAAGGAATTTCCTGAATATGAATTGAAAATTGTACGAGATGGCAATATTATTGCCATGCTAATTGTCTGTGGCGAAATTCAATTTCTAATAAGCGGACATAAATCGATAATCGCTTGATGCGCAGATTATAAAAATAATAACATAACTTAGCCACGGCTTCGGTCGTGGCTTTTTTATTATACATGCCTCAGTTGCCTAAATCGCCCCCTATGCTATACGGTAGAGTATCTATATGATATTGAGCAGGAGAACTTCCAAAATGAAAATTAAAAACTTTTTAGGTATTTTGTTTGTTGTGTTGATCGTTGCGGCATTTGCCGTCGCGCCTGCGTTTGCTCAAGGCGAAACGCCGCCCATTGTTGAAGCACCTGTTTTCGATTGGGCGGCTATTTCGTCTGCGCTTCAGGCGTTGGTGATCGCGTTTCTTGTACCGTTGGCTGGATTCCTTGCTCGCTGGTTATTTGCAGTTGGCAGTTATCAGAAAGCGCAATTATCCGAACAGCAAAACTGGGTAATTGATAACGCATTTAAAACTTTTGTATTCGCCGCCGAACAAATGAAACTTGCCGGCTATATTGATGATAAATTGGATTGGGTGATTGATCGCGCTGAAATGTGGCTCACGGAAAATGAGATCATCATGGATTTGGAGGGAATTCGCGCCCGCATTGAGGCAATTGTCGCCAAAGAATTAAACCTCGATAAGTTGACCGCTCCAAAGGGCGAATAATTAGGGACGGGGCTGTATGAATTTTGACCAGACATTACAAATAGCGTCAATTATTTTTGGTGTTGGTGGGATTGGTAGTTTCCTGCTGAGTATCAAACGTTCCAAGTCGCAAAACACGCTTGACCTATCCTCCGCATGGGAGAAATTCGCAGCCCCGCTTATGCAACGGTTGACGTATCTCGAAACTCTGACACACGAGCAAGGTACCGAAATAGCCACGCTCAACGAAAAAGTAGATGATCAAGAAACAGAAATTGAGGATTTACGCGGATGGGCTGAAAGGCTTGTTCGTCAAATCATTGACTTAGGCGGTACGCCAGTCGTTTTTGTAAAGCGTACTCGGTCACATAAGGATACTCAGTAGTTGGCTAAATACGCGCCAGGACAATCAGGCAACCCAGCCGGACGCCCAAAGAAAGGCCGCGCGCTCGCCGAATTATTACGCAATGAACTTGACGCAGAAACTGATGGCGTCGCGGTCAAAACAGTAATAATGCGGCGAGCTGTTTCTGCGTTAAAAACGGGGTATATGGTGTTTGAGGGGGAAAAACGTGCCAGACGTATCAAACTCACGCCAAAGGATTGGACTGAGTTATTTAAGTATGTGACCACACATATTGACGGCCCGGCAAAGGCAGAGATAGAAATATCTCACGGAGAGATGACAAACGGACAGCCGTTTGTTTTACCCGCTGATGTAATTGCGCCCGATTTCCTCGATGTTTACAGAGATATCGCCTCACCCAAACATACTGAGTACTTGCTCAAAGGCGGGCGCGGATCAACAAAATCAAGTTTTGCATCACTCGCAATTATCTACCTTATCAAAAATAATCCGCAATTGCACGGACTGGCGACGCGTCAGGTCGGCAACACATTACGGGATAGTGTGTACAGTCAATTACGATGGGCAATCGATACGCTCGGGCTGGCTGATGAATTCAAATGCACAACCAGTCCGCTTGAAATTGAATATCTTTCTACTGGACAGAAAATTTATTTCCGTGGTGCCGACGACCCAAATAAAATTAAGTCAATTAAGCCGACGTTTGGATACATTGGCGTTTTGTGGTTTGAAGAACTTGACCAATTTCACGGACAGGAAGCAATTCGCAAAATTGAGCAGTCAGTTATTCGTGGTGGTGATGAGGCGTACATCATTAAATCGTACAACCCGCCCCAAACAGCCAACAACTGGGTAAATAAATATGTCCAAATTCCCAAGGCTACTCAGTATCAGCATCATTCATCTTACCTTACTGTTCCAGTTGAGTGGCTCGGCAAAACATTTATTGATGAGGCAGATCATCTCAAATCAGTTAATCCGCGTGCATACGACCACGAGTATTTAGGTATCGTTAATGGTACAGGTGGACAGATATTCGGAAACGTGGTTATCCGTCGCATTACTGACGATGAAATTAACGGCAGGAATGACGATTTCGGTAATATGTCTGGTGGATTTGACCATGTATTACATGGATTAGACTGGGGATTTTACCCAGACCCGAATCATTATTCCCGCGTGCATTATGACGCCGCTCGAATGACACTGTATATTTTTGGCGAAGTCCGAAAATGGAAAACCAGCAACCGCGACATGCACACGGCTATTACTCAGTATGGGTATGGTAATGCCGACTTGCTGATTGCCGACAGCGCAGAACCTAAATCAGTTGCAGATTTTAGGGAGTACGGCGCAACTTGTCGCGGTGCCGAAAAGGGCAAAGATAGCGTAAAATACAGCATGAAATGGCTCCAGTCATTGAAAGAAATAGTCATCGATAACGAACGCGCCCCGTACAGTGCTGGAGAATTTTTAGATTACCAGTTTGAGATGACCAAAGACGGCGAGCTAATCAGCGCATATCCAGATAAAAACAATCACGCAATCGATAGTGTGAGATACGCGACCAATCTAATTTGGCGTCGAAGAGGTGAGTAAATGCACAAACTTATTATCGTGTTGGTAATTGTTGCAATTATGACAGACGGCAGATCGATGCAGAGAAAATCGAACGGCTACGAAAAAGAACAAATCTTATCAGTCGTAACCGTCGATAATGGCATAGTAATGGGCAATACATTACCTCGTACTGGTGTACTCTGTGAGGATGCGCCTGTGTACGGAAATCCTCATGACGGATTCCCAGTTGAATACATACTGAGTAAAGGCGAAACAGTCCGACTGCGTGAACAATCACATGGCGCTGACAGGTCATGGGTAATGATAAAACCGTCGTATTGGATACGGTTATCAGCGTTGTGTACAAAATGAAATATGCACGCGGGTGTTTATACTCACTGCGTTATGTTGTTATTTTCTGGGTGATTATTATCGCTGTAATTGTTTTATTCGTGAGGTAGTTAATGTTTCAAAAAATCCTACAATGGATACGAGAGAGGTTAGGTATGATAAACACCAGTAATGTAAAAACTGCGTTAAATGTTGACGTTGCAATTAGTCCGCTCATGGCGGACGCACTTACTCTGTGGTCAAACATGTACATCAATCAGGCTCCATGGCTGACTGATGACGTAAAATCTTTGCAACTGCCAGCGGCGATTGCCTCAGAAATATCTCGGGCTGTCACCATCGAAATGGATGTAGAGATTAGTGGATCACCACGCGCTGATTATCTTTACCAACAGATGACGGGTATCCTCGGTAATGTTCGTCAAATGGTGGAGTACGGCATCGCAAAAGGCGGGCTGATGATTAAGCCGTATGTGTCTGGCAAAAACATTTATGCTGATTTTGTCCAGGCAGATCAGTTTTATCCAGTTTCATTTGATGCAAATGGTAATATTACCGCGTGCGTGTTTTCTGACACTCGAATAATCGGGCGGGATTATTACACGCGGCTTGAATATCATCAAATGGTTGACGGTGGCTGTCGGATAATTAACAACGCGTACAAGTCGGCTACAAAGGACACGCTTGGGCGAGCAATCCTACTGAGTACCGTACCTGCATGGGCAGATTTGGAACCTGAAGCCATTATTACGGGTATTGACCGCCCATTATTTGCATACTTCAAGTTTCCTTTGGCAAACAGCATTGATCCATCCTCCCCGCTTGGAGTATCCGCATATTCGCGGGCAACAGACCTAATCAAACAGGCTGATGAGCAGTGGACGAATTTGTTATGGGAGTTTGATAGTGGCAAACGTGCGCTGTATGTCGACGAACTCGCTTTTGGGAAAGGCACTGACGGAAAGCCAATGTTACCTAACAAACGACTGTACCGCACATTATCAGGTACTGGTCAACTCGGTAGCGATGAGATGTTTCACGAATGGACGCCTACGCTCCGAGAGGCGAATATTCTCGCGGGACTGGACGCAATTTTGAAGCGTATCGAATTTGCGTGTGGATTGGCGGCTGGGTCAATCAGTGACCCCAACTCAGTAGCGTTGACGGCGACCGAAATCAAAGCGTCCAAACAGCGGACTTTTGCGACAATTACCGACACGCAAAACGCGCTCGAGCATGCACTCGACCAGTTGCTTTATGCAATGGACACATGGGCTACATTGGCAAATCTCGCGCCGTCTGGTAAATACGATGCGGTGTTTTATTTTGACGATTCGATTGTAGCAGACCATGACACGCAGTTTGCGCAGTCTACTCAGGCGATGGGGCTGGGCGTCATGTCAAAGGTTGAATTTCGCATGGTGAACTATGGTGAAACGGAGGAAATAGCCCGTAAATATATCGCCATGGTTGACAGCGAACGACAGCCGGTAGACTTCTTTTCCGCAGGTGCATAAATCTTGTTAACCGCCGACCAATTCGATACGCTGACCGACCCGATAACACTACTCTATACTGAGTACGAGACATCCATCATCGAGGACATTGCGCGTCGATTGAAAAACATTGACTTTTCCTCCGCCGCTTGGCAAGTGCAACGGCTGACGGAATCGGGCGCATTATATAAAAATGTCTTGAAGGAACTTGCTCGCCTGACTGGTAAATCAGAAGAGACTATCGCCGCGATACTAAAAAAAGCGGGCGTCAAGGCGATCAATTTTGACGATGCGATTTATAAGGCGGCTGGGCTAAATCCTATCCCGCTGAATTTATCGCCCGCTATGCTGAACGTATTACGAGCGGGGCTTGAGAAAACCAACGGCATAATTGCCAATCTGACTATGACCACCGCATTGACGGCGCAACAGAGTTTTATTCGTGCGGCTGATTTGGCTTACATGCAGGTATCCACCGGCGCAATGAGTTACGATCAGGCACTCAGGGCGGCAATCAAACAGGTTGCATCCGAGGGACTTACGACAATTGATTATGCGTCAGGGCATAAAGATCAATTAGATGTGGCGCTTCGTCGTACCGTGTTGACGGGCGTTTCTCAAACGGCGGGACAAATTCAGACAACCCGCGCCGCCGAACTCGGCTCTGATTTGGTGCAGGTATCTGCGCATGTTGGCGCGCGCAATACTGGCGTTGGACCTGCCAACCATGAATCATGGCAAGGCAAAATATTTTCTATTAGTGGGACGCATCCAAAATATCCGAAGTTTGCAGACGTAACAGGCTACGGTACTGGCGAGGGATTGGGCGGGTGGAATTGTCGTCACAGTTGGTATCCATTTTTTGAGGGGCTATCTGAACCTGCTCACAGTCGAAAAGAATTGAGCGAATACAAAAAAGAAATCGTCAAGTACAACGATAAAGAAATATCTATGTATGATGCTACTCAGTATCAACGGGCTATCGAGCGCAAAATACGATACTGGAAACGACAATCTGCCGCAATGAAAGCGGGCGGAATCGAATCAACTGCCGAGAATGCAAAGGTAAAACAGTGGCAGGCAACAATGCGCGATTTTATCCAACAAACTCAACTTGATAGACAGCCAATTAGGGAAACCATAATCAAATGATAGACCCACTTACCGATACCCCGCCAATGATATTCAACCCACCACCTAATTTTATAGTGGATCAAACTAAGGACACTTTACATGTAGTAATGAGTGACATGCACAGCGGGAGTAATTACGCACTGTTTACAAAAGAGCCATGGCAGGGCACAAAAGGCAATAATCATACGACTACCAGTTGGCAAATAAAAATCCGTGAACAATTTGAGCGGTACGCAGAGGAAGTCAGACAGGCACGACAGGGAAAGCAGGTAAAACTTATCCATAATGGTGACGCGATTGACGGCGATCATCACGCAAGTGGTGACGTTTGCACGGTCAATACTTTGGAGCAGGCAAAAATACACATTGATTTGATGACCGAATTTCAACAGCGTATTGATTGGCAGGCGGGTGATGAAATTTATTACACGCGAGGCACGCAAACACATGTAAATGAGTTTGAAAACTGGATAGGCGAACAAATGAACGCCGTCCCATGCGGTGATTTTTACGTGTATGACGCACTTGAGTTGAAAACAAACGGAACATGTTCGTTATTTGCTCATCATGGCCCGGGACGTGGTGATGGAGCAAATGAGGGTAATCAGATGCGAAATTGGCTCCGTAATATGCAACAGGAGGCAATAAAGGACGGCACACAGATTTATGACGCGGTTTGGACAGGGCATGTACATTATCCGACATACTCATCTTACATTTGGCGTAGTGGGATGAATTTTCGTACAATGCACGGAATTATTACTCCCGCGTGGCAGGTAAAAACATCATTTGGTTGGCAGGTAGCATCTACAAAACGCGCAAAAATTGGGGGTGTATATCAAGAAATTAAAGCTGATGGAACTATCTGTATTCCACATTTTTCGGTAATGGATTTTGAATGATGATTTGCCAATTGCCTAAATCGCCCCCTATGCTAGTTACTCAGTAGTAGGTATCCTATCAAATAAGTAAATCTCGTTATGTGCAAACGTAAAAGGGCACGAGCCAGGCGACGCAACCGCATAATAAGCATAGGCGCGATTAGTTAGGAGAACAGGTTATGAAACGCGAAGATTTGAAAGGTTTGAATTTACCCGATGAAGCCATTGACTCAATCATGGCGCTGCACGGCAAGGACATTGAAAGTCATAAGACCAAACTCGTAACCTTACAAACTGAGGTTGACGGGCTGAAAGGTCAACTGACCGAAGCCGGCGCACAGATTGAAAAATTCAAGGTCATGGACGTTGACGGCATCAAAGCCGCAGCCGATGACTGGAAACTCAAGGCCGAGAAAGCCCAGACCGACGCCGCCGCGCAATTGCAGTCGCTGAAATTCGATCATGCCCTCGAAGGTGCATTGACCGGCGCAAAAGCGAAAAACATTAAGGCAGTCCAATCCCTACTGAGTAGGGATGCTCTCAAATTCAATGACGCTGACGGTACGATCATTGGGCTTAATGAGCAACTTGAAAAAATCAAATCAGAAAATGATTACTTGTTCCAGGACGAAACTCCCCCGCCGACCATTATCAAGGGCGGCAACAACCAATCAGTACTCAAAGACCCGCAACTGGACGCAATGCGAAAGGCCGCTGGTCTCACATCATAAGGAAAAATAGATCATGGCTAACTCAATTGCCCTCGTAACAAAATTTCTTGCAATTCTTGACGAATTGTACAAGAAAAACTCTCTCACGGCTCGTTTGGATGCGCCGACAAAACCGGTTGAATTTGGTGGAGCCGCAGCCGTCAATGTGCTGAAACTCTCAACCGTTGGTCTCGGCACTTACAGCCGTGCTACCGGCTACGCCGCCGGCGATGTTACTGCCGTGTGGGAAACTTTGACGCTTGCCGCCTCTCGCGGTCGCGCTCTCTCTATTGATCGCATGGACGATGAAGAAACTCTCGGTATGGCGTTTGGGCGTTTGGGTGATGAATTCATGCGCACTCAGGTTGCGCCCGAAGTGGATGCCTATCGTTTCTCGAAATACGCATCATGGTCTGGTATTTCAAGTCCGACTCCTGCTGCTCTCGGTAATGCCGCCGCCGTTCTTGCCGCGTTTGATGTTGCCATGGCTCAAATGGATGCCGACGAAGTACCAGCAGAAGGGCGTTTGATGTTCATTGCTTCTGGGCTGTATAACATCATGAAGGGCGCATTTTCTCGCACTTTTGTCAATGAAAATGGCATTGATCGTAACGTTACCTCATTAGATAAAGTTGAGGTAATTCCAGTCCCTCAGTCCCGTTTCTACAAGGGGATTACGCTGGACGCTGGCTCGTCTGCTGACGCCGGTGGTTTTTCAAAAACTGCAAACACTGGCCGCGACATCAATTTCATGCTTTTGCATCCGACCGCTGTTCTTCAAGCCGTCAAACATGACAACATGAAATATTTCAGTCCTGATGTCAATCAGACCGCTGACGCCCACATGCTTCAGTATCGCCTGTATCATGACGCTTTTGTTTTGGAAAATCATGTTGACGGCGTGTACGCTCACGTCAAGGACAGCTAACCAATAGCCAAACTGGGAGGGATGAAATACTCCCTCCCTATGGAGAATAAAACATGCCTCAATTGAAAAATCTTTCATCGGCTGGTTGGCTCAAAGACTGCGAAGATAATTTCCAGTCACTTGAGCCACTTATTGGTGGTGATGCTGATGGTCTTGGTGTTTTGCGTGTGGCTCGGTTTACATTCGACGCAGGTGTTGAAGCAAATCGCCCAATCGGCGCTCATGGCACTGGCGTAATCTTGCCTATCCACGCAATCGTAGTTGGCGGTTTTATTGATGTCAACACTAAATTCGACTCAGACGCTACTGACGCCGGGACTATCGCAATCAGTGTCCAGGCGGCAAACGACATTATCAGCGCAGCCGCGGTCTCTGGCGCGCCGTATTCAACCATCGCACGTAAGGCAATCGTCCCAAAGGCGAACACTCCCGAAAGCACATCGGTAAAGTGTACAGCCGCCCGCGAAATTACTTGTACTGTTGCGGTCGAAGCACTGCTCTCTGGTAAGTTAACTGGCTACCTGTACTATGTTGAAGGGATCGCCTCGGCGTAACTGATCATGAATAATCTTGTGACTATTACAAATGGCGGCATTACTCAGACTGTACCGGCAAACGAATTACCCTTTTACACGCGAGCCGGATACTCAGTAGTGATCGCTCCGCCGGTTGAACCGGAACCAACTCCCGAACCTGAACCGGTCGAACCGGAACCAGTAAAGAAAGGCAAAAAATAAGGAACCGAGGCTATGGCTTACGCGGATTACTCATACTATACGACTACATTCCTTGGCTCTGCCATAGCCTCGTCCGACTTTCCGCGCTTGGCATTGCGTGCAAGCGCAGTAATCGATCAGATCACATTTGACCGAGCCGCTCCTATCGTGACATCTGCGACAGATACCACGACAATTGACAAAATCAAAATGGCAATGTGCGCAGTCGCCGAGGAACTCCAAACACAGGATGCCAATAATGGCGCGGATGTAATTACGTCCGAGAGCATAGGTGGCTACTCAGTATCGTATGGGGCTGGTTCCGTCAAACAACTCACCACCGGCGAACGGCTGACAAATTCCGCTCGGCTATGGCTTGCCAATACTGATTTGCTTTATAAAGGATTCGCGTCTGGCGAATACAGTGCATCAAATGTTGACTAATGCTCATATCACCATCTACAATAAATATATCGACCCAATTACCCGCGCTGAGAAGTATCAACGGACGCAGATCAATAACGTTAATTGGCAGGGAGCAAAGGCGGTATTTGTTGCAGGTACGGGGATGGTTAGATCGGATACTGCAACTATTTATATTCCAATGGCACGTGGATTGAAATATGTTCAACCTATCACATGGCAGGCATTAACTACAAAAACTGGCTATTGGACGCTCCAAAATGGTGATGTAATTGTTCGCGGACTTGTTGCAGACGAAATACAGGCTGGATTCGCCATGACCAACCTCCGCGCAAAATACAACGATGTAGTAACTGTTACAAACATTGACACGAGCGACCAGGGCAGTCCAAATATGCAGCACTGGACAGTTGGTGCAAAATGACGCCAAAAATTGAAACGCCAAAAGGCGCGATTATTATTAATGCCAATGGTAAAGCCGAATTGAAATTTAATTCAAATTTCGCGCCAAAGTGGACGCGCAAATACTCAAACGCTCAAAAATTTGTAGACAGCGAAACGCTCCGATTGTGCGAACCGTTTATACCGCTCCAAACATCGATGCTTGTGAAGTCAGGCATCCTCGGGACGGATGTTGGCTCTGGGTTCGTGAAATGGATTGCACCGTATGCCGCCGCTCAATATTATCGTGGACGCCGTCCGGGAACCAGTGAAACAGGTCCACTACGCGGGCGATACTGGTTCGAGCGAATGAAAGAAATCTACGGACAGCGCATTATTATGGGCGCGCGTAAACTGGTAGGCAAATCATGAGCATAATCGAATCATTGCGTACGTATCTTGCTACGTATAGCGGCATACGGTGCAATCCATTTCACGAACCCAGAGCCAACATCCGTCCCGAGGATGCCTGACTTCACAAGCATCGA